GAAGATGCTGTATCTATTGGCGGAAAGATGAATTCTCAAGATGCTTTTAATTTAACAAAAGCAATGTCAACTTATAGAGCTCCGTTGCTTGCAGTTGAAAGAGATTTTCCTGCATTAGTGGGAACAGAAAAAAAAGCTAAAATGATTGAGTATCAAAGAGAAGCAATGAAAACAATTAAAAGCTTCGAAGGATCTGGAAATAAAATTGATTATGAAGCTCTTGGAATTGCAGATGGCAATCAAATATCTAAAATTATGGAAAGTAATTCTGGTTTATTTAAACAAGAGCAACAATTGATTTATGATTTCAGTAACCCAGACTCAACAATAACTAGGCTATTAATACCAAAAGAACTAAGAGATGCTATCGGAGATAATGTTGGTTTATATGGAACAACCATTTACAGATCTATTATTGATTCAAATTATGTGGTGCCAAAAGATTTAAAAGATAAGGCAGTAACAGAAATTTTAAATAAGGTAGATGGAATTAAAACTCAACAACAAGCAGTAGATGCTTTTGAGTTATTAACAAATCCAAAATCATCTCAGACTCCATATCAAACTCCAGAATTAATGGTAGAAGGAATTAAGTTTGGTCAGCTTCAAGGAAAAGATTTAAAAAATCTGCCAGCTGTTAGAGAGGCCATGGGTGAGGTTACTCCTTTTCAATACACAAAAGCAGATGACTGGAAAAAAGCATTGCAAGATGAATCAGTAGCTGCTGCAGCAACAATGTCTAAGCTTGGTGGTCTATCAGGTAGAGCCAAAGTTTTTGATGAAATAAGATCTTTAAATGATAATGCTGCCAAGCTAGGAAGCACTCAGTTTTTAAAAACAGCTGATGAAATTTTTATAGGTAAAGATGGATTACCAGAATTACCTCTTGGAAAAAATAATAAAGTACAACTACCAGAAGAGACATATGTTGATGGAGTTAAGTATTTAAAATTTGGAAAAGATGCTGGAGCTTTAATGGATACCTATGCTCCAGAAGTTTTTAGCAAAGCTGTGCTTGGATCCACAACAGATTTTGTTGGTCAAATGCCAGTGCCATTAAGAAAACTTTATCAAGGTTTGCTTGGATTAAAAGCACTTGCTCAATACGGTAAAACTATTCTAGGTCCAACTGCTCAAATAAGAAACAACACCAGCGTCCCATTCATGGCACTAATGAATGGCAACCTAGGGCCGAGTGGAGAGTTTGCAAAGAATTTTAAAATGTCTTTTGCTGGCGTTTTAGATCCAAGAAAAAAAACAGAATTTAATAAACAAATTACAGACGCAAGAGAATATGGATTAATGGTTGGCAAAGGAACTCAACTGCAAGAACTAAGTGATGTAGCAACTTTCGCTACAGATGACATGGATATTCTTAAAAAATTAAAATCATCTTCAGTTTTTGATGTGATGAGGAAAGGAAAAGAAATTCCAGAAAGATTTTATACTGGTTCAGATAACGCGGCCAGGCTAATCAATTGGAGTGGCGAGCAGTCTAAACTTGTTAATGCTATAGCTAAATCTTCAGATGATGCAATGTTCCCGGTAAGCGCTGGAAGAAACATGGCTGATCCTGACATTCAAAAACTTATAGAGATTAATGAAACTGGATCAGTAATCAATTTAGGAAAGTTAAAAGCAGCAGGAGATGATGTTCTTGATAAGTTTGTTAAAGGAGAAACCGCTGATATAGCTTTGAATGTAACGCCGACTTACTCTAGAGTTCCTGAAATGGTTAGGCAATTAAAATATATTCCAGTGATTGGTAACTTTACAGCCTTCCCAGCCGAAGTCATAAGAAACACAGTTAATACTTTGGAGCGAGCAATCAAAGAGCTTGCAAGTAGTAATCCTGAGTTACAAAAAATAGGATCTAGAAGAATTGCTGGAGCATTAACCACAACAGTTGGCATTCCCGCCGGGCTAACAGCTACAGCCTTGGCCATGACAGGCGCTGATAAAGAACAACTCGATGCATACAAAAGATCTTTTGCTGCACCTTGGGAAAAAACATCGACTATGATTCCTACTGGCACAGATGCGCAAGGAAATATTACAGGCTTATACAACTTTAGTTATACCAACCCATATGACTATTTACAAAAGCCTGTCAAAGCTATTACCAATGCTGTAGCTAATGGAAATAGAAACGAAGCAAGTTTGATGCAAATACTCAATGAGTCTACTGTTGATTCTATTGGCGAATTTGTTAACCCATTCTTGTCTCCAAGCATGGGAGCAAAAGCTTTATATGAAGCAACCTTAGTTGGTAAAACAGAAACAGGAAAAACTATTTACAATGAATCAGATCCGTTGGGAGATAAAACTGCAAAAGGATTAATGCATTTTTTCAATGCCGTTGCTCCAACTATCACACCTATTACATTTCAAATGGATGCTGACGGAACTCAAATAGTTCCAAAAGATTTTGTTACAGCAGCTGCATCTTTGGTTACAGGAGAGAAAGATTTGATTAGTCCAAGAGGAAAACCAATTGATGTTGCAGAAACTATGGTGTCAGCTTTCTCTGGTATTAAAGTAGTTAAACCTCAGATTGATAGATCTCTTTACTACAAAGCAGCTGAAGCCAAAAGAGCTATCCGAGAAACAACCAATGAGTTTAATAGATTATTAAGATCTAACAACAGAAGAGAGTCAGAAGAATTTATTCAAGGCTACATAAACTCAAACGAGGCTAGGTATAATTCTTTAAGAACTCTTTACACAGCTATTGAAGACGCAAGAACTTTAGGCCTTAGAGAGTATGAAATTGATAATCAATTAAAGATTGCAAAAGTTGCTAACAGAGACATGGTTATGGCTGGAATGTTCTCTCCTAGCGAAATAAATGAAGATGTTCTTAATTTTGCTTTACAAGGAAGCGAAAGAAAATCTTCACAACCAGTTGATCTTGCTGGAATATATTCTGCTCAATCAGGTATAACTGGGCAAGGTCTTCAGGGACAATTTGAAGATCCGCGCCAGCAACCAGTGGCTCCTCCAATAAGAAGAGCAGCAGATGTATTAAGAGAAGAAGAGATGAAAAAAATACTAGGCACACCCTAGAATATATCAACCACTAGCTCACACCTTGGATCGTCTTTGTCCACACCACCAAACTTATAGACCACTTCCTTTACTTGCTTGAAGTCATCGTCTTGTATGATCCCGGCTTTCACCAAAGCATCACAAGCAAACTTATCTATGACTGAACATGGATTACTTATGTCAAGTCTCCTGTTGCTCCTAGCATAGTAGGTGTATGTCAATCTGACTGGCTCATTAAACTTAGGTAAGTCTTGTATCCTTTTCACAAGATCTTCTGAGTATATCCTCTTCGCTGTAGATAAAACTCTATAGTGTGCGTTTCTGTAGTTGTTAAGATTTAAAATAAATTTTTTTTTCTTTGAATAGTAAACATCCAAGGGTAATTTAATTTGCATCAGAAAGGTGGCTCACTCTCTAGCCAAGGTCTAATCTCTTTAATTGTTGATCCATTAAATAACTCTTTTATTTTATCGCATGTGTTTAATAATTCTTCAGGGAACCCACTGTTGACTGCTTCAATTAACTCTTTGCTAGAAAAAAAGTTTTCTCCCGGAGCATTGTGATTCTCAGGAACATTCATAAACTTAATCTTGTCCTTCTCATACAAGACCATATCATTATCTTTTTCCATTACATGAGCTGGTATAAGCTCAGGAATAAAGTTGTGGCGTGAACAACCTTTGGCCTGTCTGTCTTCGCTAATCTTTCTATCGTGCTGGGTGCAATGCCAATGAGCATCTCCCTTCTCGATATCAATCTTGGCAAATCGACAAGACCGACAATGAATCTTTGGCATTAAACCTCTGCCTAGATAACAAGATTGTTGGCCTGGTGTCATATAACTTTTGATTCTGTAGTCTGTCTCTGGTATGTAATTATCAGGAGGTGTTTCTGCTAGCAAAATATTTTTTGCTTTCTCCATCAAAGAATCGAAAGCATTACTATCATATTCAATGATCTCAGTATATAAGTCTGAGTTATTCTTGTTATAAACAATAGCAATACAATGTTTAAAGTTAAACAATCCCATGTATAAATGAAGCTGGGCAGCGTACTCTTCCGACCAATCACAATAACTACCAAGCTTTACTAGATTATTAAATCGATTGTCGTTAGCAGTCTTGAACTCTAACAAAAATGGATCCTTAGTATCAATGCCCGGGAAACCCTGGCCCACGCCATCGATATGGCCCTTGACATGCCCACCAAGAGCTTGAGTTTCAAACTGCTTACCATTGGTATCAAGGTCAAAAATCCTAGCTCCGGGAATCTTCCTGAGCTTCTTAATCAGATCATCCTCAACCACGTTACCTAGATCAAGAAGCCTTAAAACTCTAGCAGGCATATCATCAGGCATAAGCCAGCGATAACGCATCCATAACAAACGTTGATTCGGATTGCCTATCTGACTGATACCCAAATAAAATCTTTGACGTCTCTCTTGTTGTAACTCAACATCGTCTAGCAAATGGTTAATATCTTTCATAGTGTTATGTCCTCATTTTGTTTTGTTTTAATCCCAACCACGTTCTCGTATTTTCCCTGCTTTTGCACGATGATCTCAGAGATTGTATCAAACGCACCGCTGTTAATTAATTCAGCAGCCATCCATGGTTGACTTGGTGATCCCCATTTGGTAGTAATCTTTTTCCATTTACGCACAGCCATGCTGTGTGCAGTTGGATGCCCAAACATCAATGGCATTTTCTTAGGAAAGAATTCATCTTTAACAGTAAAGGTTACTTGACAGTATTCACTTC